TTCTTGCCATCATTTCAGCCATAGCTCTAAACTCTTTGGCTTCGTCTTGATACCCTCTTGACATAAGTAAAGACCAGCCCTGTTGCATTTCCTGCTCATCTATTACATCATCATCTGTCATATAACTATCAAGAGTACGTAAAATCTCATTCTTGTCTTTTTCTCTTTTGCTTGCTCTGACCATACGAGGGTCTTGAGGTATTTCCATACCCATCATACCTGCACCTGCTCCAAGCATCCTGTCTAGCCCCTGTAGGCCCTGCTCACGGTATCTTGCCGCATTAGCCGCTAATGGTCCACCACCTGCTTTTGTTTGGTCTAGGAAGGCTTGACGCACTCTTGCTTGGTTCTCCTGTTCCATGAGACTTCTTATGTCCCCCGGTGAAGCTCCACCAAATAATCCTGCAAATTTACTAGCCATTATAAATCACTCCTTGTATTATTATAGTGTCCAATCATCATCAGACCAATCAAACGATAAACCATCATCACCTACTCCAGAAAAATCACTAGCCTCTGTGCTATCCCAATCCATGTCTATTCCTTCGTTAGTAAAATCTGCTATTACATTAGCTATTGTTTGTTGTCTATTATAACCTACATCAGACCTTTCCGCTATAGCACCTGCTTCGTTTTGTATAGCTCCTGTACCATCACGATTATACTGAGCAAGGGCTTGTTGGTTTGTTACGTTATGATCTCCCTGTCCAAAATCTTGGAAACCAAATGGGGTATTAGTGTTAAAATCTGTTGTATAATCATCAAAATTTGAAACAATTTCTTGATCGAATTGCTCCCACGGAATAGCTCCTGTAGCTAAATCCCGTCCCGTCATGTAACCCATTCCATCAACCTTAAAATACTGATCTGGGTTAGCCTCAAAAAAATTTTGATTGTTTAGATCACCATATTGATGACCACCACCTCCGGGATGAGAAGCTGAATCCCAAGATATTCTTCCAGATTCGGGATTGTAAGATAAGTTTGATTCATACCTTGGGTCAAAATCGTGATGAAATCCCATAGCATTTGCTATACCACCAAAGAGACCTACGCCTGTTGCCCCCATTCCCGGCATTAACAAAGACATACCTGCTCCTAAACCACCTGCAACTCTAGCACTCATAGGTAAAGTTTTATCATTAGCCCCTCTCATAAAACTACCTGTACTTCCTTGGTTTCCTACTTTGTCTAAAAAATTAACTGTTGTGTCCCCAAGAAGACCCCTCATAATAGTATCAGGTAATTGATTTATTGTACCTAATAATCCTGTTTCTTTTTTTTGTTCTGTACTTTTTTCTATAGATTTTCCAGCATCTTTAAACATACTGGAAGCACCGTCTATTAATGAATTTCCAAATTCTGTTATATCTTCCATGAACTGACCGGGAATATTACTTAGGTCTCTTCCGACATCTTCCCAACTTGTAGGATATGAATCTAATACAGGAGATGTTTCATACATCCAACTATCATCACTTCCGTCATCTATACTCTCAACAGGTCTACGTCTGCGAATTACAGGTTGGTCAAAAAGACCACTGGACGCTACTGAAGTAGAGGGGTTTTCTATAGCACCTCTATTCATAGCCCACTGAGCTAACCAATCAGGAAGATTTGTACTATTTAGTTTTGCCATTATGTTCTCAATCCTTGAAGATTAAGAGTTACACCTTGATTTTTTACAGGAGGTTTAAACAGTCCCCCTGCTCTTGTGAGTAAGTCTCCCATGCTTGAACCACTGGCTCCTAATGTAGCCGCAAGTTGTTGTTGACCGGAACTACGTGACGCTAAACCTTGAGCGGCTAAGTTACCTATACTTCCTCCAATTCCTCTACCAATATTAGCCTGTTGTATAGGTACGTTAAGAAGACCCGTAGCAGTTCCAATGTCGGCACTTTCACGACCTAAGAGTGCAGAAATTAAAGACTGAGCCTGTGAAAAACCTTGGTTACGTCTTTGAGCTTGTCCCTTAAGAATACCTTCCTCTAAAGCAGACATTTGATCTCTACCGCCTGTGGAACCTAAGCGTCCCTGAGCAAGCAATCGTGTCTCAAGGTTTGTCCTTAAGTCATCTTCCTGTTCTGCATAATAAGGTTGCATTTGCTCATAAAAAAGATTACCTGCGGCAAATGGATCACCAGAATACTGAGCTAATTGATCTCCCCAAAGTCCACTTCTGCTTAAGGCTCCTTGGTAAATACTTTGGAGTTCAGGAGAAAGATTAAGCAGTGCGGTTTTACTGTCTGGGTCAAACTCTGCTGTACCACCTACACTACCCACACCATAAGGCGTACCAGCCTCTATTACAGCATCAGCATTTTGATTAAGAACTGCCGCTTGTTCTCTAGCCGCCTGAATATTTGCATCAGCGTTTGCCCTAGAACCTAAGTAGGATAAGCCTCCACCCAGTAAACCAGCCCAACCTCCTAAACTTTCTAACATATCTTTTTCTCCTTTTTACCTTGTCTTACCTTGTTTCGTCAGTAACGTAGCTGATACTAAACTTGAAAAATCTCCCACTACTTCCGTAATCATTCGCATTTTAATTACTTTACCTGTGCGTCCTAAAGGAACTTTGTATTCTACTGGACCTACTTTAGATGCAAATTTAGATACGCTATAAAGAGAACTTGAAACTCCATAAAGGGCTGATTCATCTGTAGCGGCTAAATTAAATGATTTAACAAGTGGATTTATAGAATCATAATCTACATATATTTGTAAAGCAGTTGCAGAACCTCTTCCTCCTTGATAGTAGAAAAGACCTTCTTTTAATATTTTAGTCGTTGTAGGTTGTTGAAAATCTAACCATGTAGTTGACCATGTGTAGTTATAAATATTATCTGTTGTACTCCAACATTTAGAACCGTCCCATGTTCCTCCTGCTGTACTACAGGCTCCTGAGCTTCCATTAGAAGATGTAGTATCTGTAATTGTTACATCATAATAACCATCATAAGATGCTATAGTATTTTTCATTCCCATAATAAAATTACCATCTACAGTACCTACACCACACAAAGGAGGATCAATAAAATACCAAATAGTTATTCTTGGTATTGTTAATTGGGATGAAGCAGAAAAGTCAAATACATAAGCTAAATTATTCTCAGGAACAAAAGTAACAACTAAACCTTCTTCTTGAAAATAAGCTGACTTAACTGTAGTTAAATCTCCAGTAGCTAGATAGTAACTTAAAGAGTTACGAACAGATATAGATAAATCAGTTATAGGTGCTTTACCGTCCGTGGCTGTAATACGAGACAAAGCCTGTAGACCTTCGTAGCTCATAAATAAAACTTCAGCACCTACGTTAACTATATTATCTCTACCTGCTAACCCTACGCCCTGTATAAGCTCGTCTAGTGTCATTGTAGCAGGATTAGATGCACCACTGTAAATAGCTATGTTGTTTTTACCAAAGATAATTATTTTATCCATGATAGAACTAAAACCTACTATTTCATCTGATCCCCAAACAGTCCTTAAATTTAAAGAACCAGCGGCCCCACCATTTAACTTTTCACCAATTAAGTTATCTGAATAAAACACTGTTCCGGGGTCTTCAGTAATACCTCCGTACCACATACGTCCAAAGTTTCCTAAGGCACATGAGGGGTTAAATGTAGTCACACCACTATTAGCGGCATATGCAGATAAGTCCTCTACGTCTTTCCAAGTAGAACCGTCAAAGTTAATTGGTTTATGACTTGCCTGTACTGCCCATAATTCGTTATTAAAGTTTACCCACTGCCAATTAGAATTAGAAATAGTTTGTGGGCTTCCCCCAAAAGACTGAGCAGTTAGTGTTTCTGGGGTAGTAGAGGTATCTCTTTTATAAATAGCATTGTTAGAACCTAAATAAAACTCTGTAGTTCTATCGGACTTAACATACTCACCAATAGATTTTACAGGGTGAGAAACAGTTTTAGAAATAGATTTAATACCTTTTCTTGGACCTATTCTACCTTGGAAATCAAACACAACATTAGACGCTTCAGTAAGCCACTCAGGACCTAATGTAGAAGCACTACCTTGTGTGTTTAAACCCTTTGAGCCTAAACCATCTAACTTTATAGGTGTTAAAGCTTTAACTGGCATACCATACAGTTTCGTTTAAAGTTCTGTTAGAATCTTTAGTTATAAAATCAGAAAGAACTGTTCCAAATCTAGCTGAAGCTACAGAATTAGCTGTTCCTCCATCTTCACCTCTTTCGGACAAAGCTAAAGAATAAGCACCTAAAATTACTGGTTCTTCTGGAACCGTTAAAACGTCTGTAGCTAAACTTAAGTCAGCTTGAGGAAGAACTATATGTGTCTTTATTGAATAAACATCTGCTGGTGTAGGAAAAAAAGAAATGGAATTTCCATTAAGTCTGTAGTACATGGGAGTGCCATTTGTAGATGTACCTACAAGAGTATATTTATAAAAATCTGCATCAGATAACTGAGGAACTTGATAATCAGATGTATCATCAATTACTTGTAAAACAGTTGTTCTATTAGTTGCATCAGGAATAACATAGGTAGCTGTTCCAGATTCAGTTGTAACAGTCTTAAGTGATCTTAAGAAACTCCAAGACCAAGCATCTTCTACTATTTGTTTTGATTCGTTAATAAAATCCCCTACTAATTTATGGTAAGAATCTACATCAGCAGAATCTTCTAAAGCTCCAATCCAATCAGCAGATATTGTATCTTCTCTTAGCCTTCTTAAGACTTTATTAATCATAGCTCTATATGCCATTATGCTTTGTCCTCACTTAAAAATAATTCTCGTTCTGCTTTTCTTCTTCTAAGAAGTCCGGGAATAGATCGTTTACCAGCGTACTTCCATCTTAAGAACTCGTTAGCACATCCTTCGTAATCAGACCTGTTTAACTTCATTCTTGCTGTACTTCTTTGAAAAGCCCCTGAACCTACATTATACACAAAACTACATAAAGCGGCAAATTGATTTTGAGTTACAGGAACATTAACTAATTGTGATATTCGTACTTCAGTTCTTTTTAAATCTCTTTTCATTAACTGCAAAGCTTCTTGTTTGCTAATATGCCTGTGATCTGCTTTTACACGCTTACCGTTAAGTCCGTAAATTGATCCTACACCTATTGTCCATATACCTGCAACATCTTTATACGGTTCAGAAGAGAACCCTTCAAAGCTTTCTATCAACTCTATCCCTTCTTTATTTATCACTTTGTCCACTTGCTGACTAATCGTTGCCCGAACCAAAACGAGATAATCACAGAAAAGATGCTCACTACTTCGCTTGACCACAGGAGTTGAAACAGTTCCAGACTTATCAGACCGAAAGCCGAAAGAAAAGTAAGCAACACAAATTCCAAGAAAAAGAAATAAGTAATAAGCGGTCTTACTGTTGCGGAAAGATTTACGACCCATGTACTTGCCCTCTTAGTTTGTTCATCAGAACTTCTATGGACTGCAATATTAGCTTCGCCTACACTTTCTATTAAAGCTTCATCTCGTCTATCTTGAGATTGTTGAGCCATAATTTTAAGCTCATGTTCTTTATCTCTAGCGTCTTGTTTAGCGTCCATAAATGTTTTAAATATAGAGGGACCTGTAGAAGTAACAAAACCTAAAAGACTACCTAAAAGTGAGATCATGTTTAAACGCTCTTAAATTGGTGGGTGTTTCCCGTTATGTGTGTGCATTAACGTATCGCAATCTCTACGTAATGCGTTTACTCTATGATGTAAAGCTTCTACTTCTCTTGCTTTATTTTCTTGATTATCTGGAGACAACATTGAACCTAAAATGCCTAACTGGTGTTTCATTACCGCTTCTCCTGCTTCACTAGAATCAAGTCTAGCTTGTATAACTTCTAGTTCTTTATTTACTTTCATAAGGTCATCCATTAATCTACCTATCTGACCTTTTACCATTCCCCATGTTGCCGCTAAACCGCACAACACAGTGCCTATGGTCATTAATTCTCTAGCACCTAATTCCATTTACTTTCTAGCCCACCAAATGTAAGCTCCAACACCACCTATAACTAATATTAAAAAGATATATCCTGCTATTGTTTCTAATATTTTGTAGAGCTTTTCGTTAGCTTCTTGTTTTTTTGCAGTTTCTTTCTTTAATTGTTTTTTATGTTTTTCTATTCTCAATTCTCTTTCTTCAAGAATAGTATCCCATGTATCAGGTCCAAACCTTTTGTTAATCATTAAACGAACACGGTTTAATTGTTCCTCTGCAAGTCTTTCTTCTATTGTTTCTTTTGCTATTGCACCTAACGAAAACTTATCTGCTGATGAACCTAACGTCTTACCAATAAATTTATCCCACTTATTAGCAATGGGATGAGACTTTGTGTGAACTTCTTTTGTTCCTGTAATGACAGAATCTATTTGATCTGCTATTTCTGAAACATCTTGGCAGGTAGCAATAACACTTTTAATTCCTTTGACTGCGCTATTAACAAGAGCCAGACCAGCAAGAGTTTCAGCAACAACCATTACTTAGGATATTTATCTTTGACTGCTTTGATAACCTTCTTCCACTCGTCAATTCCGTCATGGTAAATTTTATCAAGCTGATCTTCGATAGCTGGGTATTCGTCTTTTCGTTTGCCAACATAAGCAGTTGCCGCAACATGGGCATCGTGCTCTTTTTTCCACGTAGCTATGTCTTCATCTGACGGTATGCCACCGGGAAACTCAGTAATAACTCCGTCTACTGTTGTCATGCCTGATTGGTGGTTATGTTTCCAGCCAATGATTTGACCCATGTTATCTATTTGTGTTGCCATGTTATGCCCCAATTTCTGTAATTGCTAAGGT